ACTTTAACATAACCAAAACCTCAAACTTTTATCAAGCTAACTATAACGATATTAATGGTGATAATCCACAAATAACTAGCCAACCAAATACCTCAACCGCTAAAGCTATAACTGCTGTAAGACTTGATGGAAATACATTAAGTATTTTTACAAACGGGGTGGCGGTTGATAGTGATACAGACCCCGACTTTGGTGGATTTACGGATTTTGGAAACAGCAATGCTATGACTATTGGCTCAAATAATGCAGGAACAGGAAGTTTTGGTACAGTTCTTATATCAGAGTTAATAATATTTAACACAGCACTTTCAGCAACACAAATAAAAGCAGTATCAGATATTTTAAAACATAAACATAATATATAATGGCAACATTCAATTTTTCAGACACAGTAGCAGATACAATACAAAGTGCATATAGTCCAATAAAAGTATTAGGTAAATTTAATTACGACTCAACAATAACAACTTTATCTGCTGCAAGAACTAAATATCCTATTTGTAAATTTAGAATAATACCTAGAAATATATATACAGGTCTTTTGGACAGTGCTGAAGAAGTGCAGATTATGGTTCAGCCTAGTATAAACGTACCTAATATCAATGCAACTGAACTTACAAATACAAGTATGCTTGTATATAGCTTAGATGTTTCTAGCATTGTTAGAGATTTTTTGTCATACGACCTTAGACATTGTAGTCAAGACATAACACCTCTTGTTAATAGAGATATAACACAATCTATGATTTCACAAAACTCATACAGAAGATTTAATATTACTGCAACTGTTCAAGAGTTAGACGCTACAACAAACACACTATCTGATGTTTCGGGCATGACTGATGACTGTGATTTTACTGCTGTAAATGCAGCTTTATTGCATGAGGAGGAAAATTATCTTGCGATTGGTGACCGACTACTAAATGGCTCTACAACTCAAGTGCTTTCAAATCAACTTAACAATCTTTATCTGCATAGAAATGCGTCAGGTTATGAAAAGGCAAGGCAAAAGTATTTTACAACAAAATCAACAATACATAGAACTATAGGTGTCGATGAATGTGAATACATTACTTTTCCAATATTTGTATCTGCTTCAAGCCCCTCTGACGTTCCTAGAGTTCGTGTAGAGTTTTATGATGCGTCAGGTTCTAATATACTAACAACAGACCAATCTCAAAGATATTACCTTAATATTGATGAAAGTGTTGATGGCGAAGGAAATACAGGTCAAGAAATAAATCAATTTGGTGATTTAACATCAGCAGAAATATCAGGTCTTGCAGTAGGTGGTCATTACGTTGTTCAAGTAGGTGTTGGAACTAGAAATATAAAAGAAGCCATGCTATATCCTACCCAATGGAATAATTCTGAACCTTTAACTGATTTTTCTAACGTTTCGTATTATAAGGTTTATACAGATGATGGTTCTTCAAATCAAGTTGGAGAAGATATTTGTTATTACATAGACCACGACAGAGCTAATTCAGAAGGAGTAAGGTTTCATTGGCAAAATAGATTAGGCGGTATAGATAGTTATACTTTTGATGGAACTTTTAATGAGGGCATTAGCATATCTTCAAAAACCTATGAACAAAGTATATATCCTGAGTTTAGAGGTCAGGCAGGTAGCACTAACTCAGACAATAATGTTTTTATAGGTGAAGTTCAGAACTTACATTGGAATACAAATGGTTATGGTGCTTTAGTGCCTAGGGTAGCGGGTTATAGTGATGACAAGTATCCTGCTGTTAGAAAGTCTAAAGTAAAAGCTGTAAGAGAAGGAACAGCTATATCAAGACCTTATGGCATAAATGAAAAAGATATGTTTGAAGATTTATTAGCATCACCAAACGTATGGATGGAAAAAGGTTGGAGAGGTAAAGAAGTGTTTAGAGAAGATTGGAGTGGCTATGGTGCTGTTTCTAATATTACAGATAATTGGGTGGCAAATGAAGGGGATTTTACAACCAATGGGTCTTTTGAAACTGCCAAGGGTCATATAACAGGAACAAGGTGTTTTGAAAAAGGCGACAATAGTGGTAACGACACCCTTTATGCTTATAGTAGAAATTTTATAAAATATAATCCTAGAAATATATATGAGATTGAAGTTAGAATAAAAAGCGAACACAATAGTGATGGTGCTGAATATGTAGGATTTGTAGGTTGGAAAGCAGACAAAACAACAAAGGTAAGCACATCGGGTGCTGATACTTTTAATGCTGCACACTATATTACCCTGAGTGCATATGACCAAACTACAGTTGACAAATGGGAAACTTTTAGAGGTTATGTTTCAGGAAACTCAACAACTGCTGCTGTTCAGTCTAACGATATAAATACAGCAGTAACAGCTTATGATGATGTTGCTTTTATAACTCCAATGTTTTTAATTAATCACAATGACGAAGAGGGAGAAGTTCTAATAGACCATATTGTAGTTAGAGAATTTACAACAGATATTCCTAATGCTAAAAATTGGTATTCTACCTTAAATAGAAACTATTACGTTCCTGTATTAATAAAAGATGCAAGTTTCACAACATTTGACGAAGAAAACTTACAAAAATGTAATCTACAATACATAGAGAGCAAACCTAAAAGAACCATAAAGTAATGACAGAAATAAGAGTTGAAATTCGAGATTTTACAGACAATATATTAGGCGACCTTGATATAACGTCTAGTGAGAACTTTCCTTTGTCTTTAAATTTTCAAAATTTTGACATAAGAAATTTAAGCTCTCGTGGTGGTGGATTTAGTAAGACATTTAAAATACCCGCAACTAGCAATAACAACAAACTACTAAATCATATATATCGTGATGGTAATTATGATATTAAAAATGTTAAAAAAGACCTTCCCTCAATAATATATTCTGATAATGTGCCTATAATATCAGGAAAGCTGAGAGTCACTCAAATATATAAAAACACAGAGGTTTTAGAATATGAATGTGTGTTTTTGGGTGATAATATGGATTGGGCAGACTCTATAAAAAACTTAGACTTAGATGAGCTAAAATTTAGTAGTGTAGCATATGCTTCTTATTCAAGCACAATGTCTGAGCAACCATTTACTTATGCAAATCCATTAAGTGCGGCTCAGTTTGGTGCATATGTATTTAATCAGGATAAACTCATATATCCAATTATAGCAGTTGGAGAAAGCGATGGTGTTGGTGATTCAACAATGGATAGTGATTTTATACCCTGCGTTTACATAAAGAATGTTTGGGATAAAATATTTCAAGCACAAAAATATACTGTAAGCTCTACATTTTGTGAGAGCAACTTTTTTAAAAATCTATGTATGCCTTTAATATTTCAAAAAAGGTCAGATGTTACGGATATTTCTTTTGGTAGAGTTGACTTAACATCTGATGAAGTTATACATACCTTTACTGCTGACCAACAAAATAAGGAAGATGGAGAATCTGATTTTACAACAACAAATAATAGAGCAATAGCAAATCCATCAATTACAAATGATAATTATAGCCTAGATTTTATAATGGCAGGTGACAACCTTATTGACGATTCAGATAGTCCAACAGACACTACGGGTAATGCTCAGTTTGGTATAACTCATGCAAGTGGAAAGAAAAATGGATTGGTGGTTTCTGCTCAAGGTTCAGGTGTATTTAATATAAAGGGAAGTGTTACTGTAAGTGTAAGTTCTGATTGTTCTGCTCCTAACACAAATAATATTTTAAGCTATAATTCTTCAGGAAGTTTATTGGGTGTTTACGCAAAACTTGTAAAGATAGGAACAGATGATGATACTAGTAATTTTACTGATATTGAAGGAGCTCAAAGTGCAAATTATGGTTCAACCGCAGTTACTTTAACTCTTGAAAATTTAAGTGGTACATCTCAAAGCGAATTTACATCTACATCAACCTTTGGTTTTTTTAAATATTCTTTTGGTCAGGCTTCTGATGGAACTCAAGGAAACAACCAACACGATTTTACTTTTAACTTTGACCACGAAACCAATTTAAATGCCAATGATAAAGTTGCTTTACTTATAAACTTTATTCATACAAGTAACACTGAACATCCTGCTGTTGTTACTGTTAAAGTAAAATCAGGTTCTTTTTTAGAGATACAACAAACATCAGCGTTTTTTGTTGGAGATACAATAACAAATATAGGAAAACTTTTGCCACAAGGAAAGCAAATAGATTTTGTAAAAGGTATTTCTCAAATGTTTAACCTTCAGTATCATACTGATGTAAATACTAAAACTGTTTTTGTAGAACCATACGACAATTTTTACAAAGATTTTGATTCTACAACAGTAAACGCATTAGATTGGACTGATAAAATAGATTATTCTAAAAATATTAAAGATGAGTTTTTACATCAAGTAAAATCAAGGCTTGTTCTTAAATACAAAGACCCTAGTAGTGATGCTATGTTAGACGCATACAACAAAAGAAATAATGTAGATTGGGGTTCTTATGAAGAAACATTTACAGATGGTAGATTTCAAACAGGTGAGTTTAAAATAGAAAATTCTTATTTTTCTCCTACCTTTAATTGGTATGAAGCAAACTATATAAATTCTGCAAGATTGGAAAGAACACCTGTTGTTCCTATGTACTTTACAGATGTTGTTGACCTGTCTTTGTCGGGAGCAACAGAAAGACCTGAAAAAGACTTTAAAATAGGTGCTAGAATACTTATTACATCAAGAGATAACTCTCTTGGTGCAAGTACAACATATAGCTCATCAAACGGAAAACTTGTTTTTCATGACCATGATAGTGATGGTGACGGAACTACATTAGGTTCTGCTGCTTTTCAACCAAATATTGCTAGATTTATTAGTTGGGATAATTTAACAGTAGATTTAGACCCTGCTACTAATACACTTGATACAATGCAAAATCCTCCAACTGCAAATTTATCTCAAAGACAAATAAGCAATGGATATGAAAATGTTGATTTTAATCTTTCTTTTTCTGACGTAACGCATAATACAGTTATTAGCTCATCAGCAAATACCTTAAAAGGATTGTATGGTTTGTATTATTCTAAAATGATTCAACAGCTAAAGAATAATCCAAGAATAAAAATTATGTATATAAATCTAAAAAACAATGATATATCTAAACTTGATTTTAGAAATTTAGTATTTATAGATGGATATTATTATAGAATAAACAAAATAATTGACTATAAGCCACACTTAGAAGAGTCAACAAAAGTTGAGCTACAAGAGTATTTTTATCTTGGTTCTTCACCTGTAAATTCAACTATAAATATTGATGTAGAAAACATAAATATATAATGAGAAGTATAAAAACAAGCAAAAAATCTAGGTTGCCTTATATAAAAGAATCTTCTAAGGAAAAAATATACGCTACTGTTGATGGAGTTTTAGAGCCAATAATATTTGATTTTACAGAACCTCAAGGGGATACATTAAAGCGTAATGTTTTTTTAACACCTAAAGATAGATTAATAAGAAGAAGTAATGGTGGTAGAACACTAGATATATCTACTATTCAAGAGATAGTTAGTGTTACAACAACAACTGCTAATTTAGGAACAGTAACTACTGAAACTGTTGTGTCTGTTTCTCCTGAGTTTGTTTTTAATTATACAAATGGTATTGTTGAGGTTACAAGCGGTAATAATGTAAAAACTTGGCTTACATCTTTTGGCAGCAATACATTAACAATGTCAACAACAGCTAATCAGCCTAGTATTGGTATTGATGGCGGAGGTGTAAATGGCACACATCCAATTTATTTTAAAACAGAAAATACAGACCACCTTACTCTTTCCTCATCTGTTACTCTGTCGGGAGATTTTACAGTTTTTATGTATATAAACTCAACACCAAAAATACCCAACGGACACAAATATGTTAGGTTGATGGGGAAGAGTGATGACAACGATATGTACTTTTCAATAGGCGAGTCCTCAGATAAGTCTTATGTTTTAAGTTTTTCATCAGGCAGTAGTGTTGAGTGTGATGATACAGACTATTGGACACCCACAACGGGTTCTTCAAAACTTTTAATTACACTACAAAGAAGTGGAACAAAACTATACATAAGAGAAAATGGAAAACAAGCTATTGAAAAAACAACACCTACAACAGACTTTACTTTTAATCAGTTTGGTAAAAGAGGTAATATAACAACAGATTCATTCAATGGCTCTTTGTATCACTTTTCGGCATACAATAGCTACTTGCAAACAAATTTAGAAGAACTAGAACAATCAATAATAGCTAAAGCATCTTTATCAAAAGAAATCTCTAGCTATGATATTCCTGAATAAAAAATGAAAAAATGAAAGGAGTTTTAAATATATTAGGTAAAACAATAGGAACTATCGGCAATAAGTTTGTTGATGAATTTAGAAAAGAGCTTTCTAGGCAAAATCATATAGCTTCAGGAACTCTATCTAATACTATGCACTTTACAGTTAAGAGTAAGAAAAATGAATTAGATTTAATTATACAATCAAAAGCAGACTACATAAGAGAAGTTAACGAAGGGCAAAAACCATTTAATTGGAATCTTTCTGAGATAATGGATTGGATGGATGACAAGGATAAAAATGGCAATAATAAAAAGTTTCCTAGCAATCCTAAAGACAGAAAAAGAATGGCAATTAATATTGCTAAAAAGATAGCTCAAGAGGGAACACCAACAAGAAATAGTAAAGAATACTCTAATAATACATTTAGAACAGGATTTATTAATAGGGTAGTAAGGGGCAAAGAAAAACACTTCTTTAATGATATTCATAAGGGAATATCACAAGACGTAGATAATATATTAAAAAGATTACCAAAACAAATATAATGGCAAAAAAGCAACAATCAATATACGAAATTAAAGTAAAAGGTCTTGACGATATTAAATCGTTAAATAAAGAGATACTAAAGTTAAACGGAAGATATGATAAATTAAAAAAGGGAACTGACGATAATAAGGATGCCTTAGATGGTTTAGGCAGGAAAGCTGAAAAGTCTAAAGTTGGA